CAACTGAGGCGTGGCAGCATTCCACGCCCACAACTTCTTCGGAGCAAACGCACCATTAGAAATGCCACCAACAGCAGAAGTATTCAACTTCTGCATACCACCACGCATAGCGAACCCGCCACGAGGGTCAATATCAACGTTCAACAAATCAGGAGACTCGTTCACCCCCAACTGAAACGGATCAGCACGAAGATTCAAACCGCCCGTAAAATCGTCGGTACGAAGCAACGACAGACGACTCATTGACCAAGAGTCCTACCAAGGCTCTGCAACCACCAGCGGCTAGACATGTGCGGAACGCCATCAGCGAACGCCAGCGGACGCTGAGACGGCGGACGCATAATGTCAGAAGTAGCAAGACGCACCGCCTCATCGAACGTGCGACGGTAGAACGTCGCCAGTTCGACGTCCTCCTGCAACTGGTAAACCTGCGCAACCCCGTAATACACGAGCGCCTGATGCAAACGTTCGTCGGCATCAACCTCGATCGAATCAGAAGCCGTCCAGTCGGTCGGCTTGCGATAGCCACGCACAATCAGCGGGTACACCGCATCTGGCTTGGGCCACAGATGAACGTTGTCTTGCCACAACGAGAAATACAACGGACGCTGAGCCTGATCAAACGAACCGATCCAGATCTGCTCGGCATCGTCGTACGAGATCAACTCGATACGACGACCGACAGCCGACGTGTCGACGAGAGAAGTGACCTCACGCAAGTCTCCGTCACCAATCAGGTTGATTGGGTAGGCACGCTGCCCAGAGGTGGTGTTCAGCGTGTACGTCTTCTGGAAGAAAGGCCAACGACGTTCGAGCGCAATAATGCGCTCGTAACCGTCCTTGATGTACATCGTCAACAAGGTGTCAGAGACATCCTGCTGGTCGAGATCAACAATCTCACGGATCTTGGAGCGGATCTCACTCAGATTCACGTGCCTGCTCCTTCGCCATCTGACGCAAATGACCGATGCAGTACATCGTTTCCTTTGCTCGGGCACCCTGACAGGTGCCATCGTTTGCCATGCAACGTGTGTGCCCAAGGTACGGCATGCCACCCGCAGGCGCAGGTGATGCGTCGGCGGTAGCGTAGGGTCGAGACGCTGCAGTTGCAGGTACTCCGTACAGGGCGTATGCGGGTGTTCCAGCCATCATCAATAGCCAGTTTCGTTACCTACAAACACAGAAGCCCGCCCCCAAAGGGACGGGCTTCCATGTTCTTGTCGGGAAGAATCAGGCGGTCTTCGCCGTCAACTTGCCCTGCTTCTTGCGGTTGCGCACGGTCAGGTTGCCGTAGCACAGGATCAGCGAGTAGCGAGCATCGAGGTTCTCGGGCTTCACGAACGGCGTGACCTCGAACCACTTGTCGCTGTGACCGACCAGCGTGATGTACTTGCTGTTGAGGAAGTACATGGTGCCAGCAGGGCAGTCCACGTCGTACGCCACGGGAGCAGCCTTGAACAGCAGGTTCTGGAAGCCAGCGTCTGCAGTCTTGGTGTCCGTGTAGCGCAACTGCGGTTGCAGCAGGCTCTCGTACTTCTCGAACAGGGTCTGGGTGCCGAGCACCATGTCGGGATGATCGTTTCCGACCGATACGGTGTTGTAGGCGGTGGTCATCTGAGCGAGGGTCAAAGCACCAGCGGTGTTCTCCTCGTACGAACGCCACCAAGTCTCCGAGGTGGAGTTGATGCCACCAACGGTGTTGCCCGACTCGACGAGGTTGCCCAGACCGTTCCAGTCCTTGCCCGAGTTGCCCGTGCCGTCACCGAAGAACATGGCGTTGAAGCCTTCCTTCATCGACTCCTCGGCCTGCATGATCTTCGCTTCGAGCAGGTTCACCATCGCCTGCTCACCGTTGTTCTTGGCTTCCTCGATGCCCGAGATAGCGACCGAAGCAGCGTACTGCTTCCAATCGTACTCGGCAGCGGTGATGCCCGACTGCGGGGTGAGCGAGATGGTGTCGTAGCCCGAGTACGAAGCCACGGTGGTGTTCTCACCGTAGATCAGCGGCTCGACGATGTTGGTTCCGCCGTTCAGCATGCGGATGCGACCCTTGTCCATGAGGAAGTAGGTCAGCGGACGTGCGTTGAACACGTTGTCCGTCAGCGTCTTGCGGTAGTTCGCAACCGTGGTTGCGAGGAGTGTCTGGAGAGCGTCTCCGTGAATAGCCATGATGTGTCCTCCTTAGGACTTATGAGACCCCATGCTGCCGTTTGGCGGCAGCCCAAGCGTCTGCGATTGAACGGATTGTTCCCACGTCGTCGCTCGCCGTCTTTGCAGAAGACGCACCAGACACCACAGATGCCTGACGCTTGTCTTCGACCTTCTTCGCCGCCTTACTTGCTTCGGCCTTCTGCCGAGCAGTAACACGATCAAATGCGATCTGCTTGAAGACTGCCTCAAGATTCGTAGACCCCTGCGCAACGGCAGCAGCCACAACCTCCTGAGCATCGAAATCGTCGCCGTAGGTTGTTTGCAACCTCGAAATCTCCCGTTCGAGTTCCTGCTGTGCTTGCGCTTTCTCGAAGGCGGAGATTCGACCCTCCATCTCCTGAATGCGCTTGGCTGCTGGATCGTCCATCTGGAAGCCCGAATCGAAATACGGGTCATCATCAATCATGCGTTGCGCTTCCTTACGGCTCACACCGTAATGATCCGCAAGCAGATCAATGGTTCCAGCGGGATCGTTCTCCAAAGCCTGCTTGATAGCAGAAGCCCATTGAAGTTCCTGACGCTGCGACGCTAGTTCCTGCGTCTTGCGGGTATAGTCCGCTTGACGGCTGTAACCAGCAATTGCCTCCGATAAGGGCACACGCACATCCATCCCATCGACCTTGACAGTCACATAGTGATCGCCAAACTCATTGACATCGATGACGGGCGCATCATCGGCTCCGCCCAACTCGTCGACTTGTCCGTCATCTACGGGGTCTACATCGGGGCTGTAATCGGTGGTATCCACCTATGTTCCTCCTGAGTCCTATTTGGTTGCTCTATCAGAAGAAGTATGCGTTACATCGAGTTGGGCAATTCCATGCCCATACGAGATGTCAACGCCGCCAGAACTGACGGATCAATCCCAGACAACGCCTCAGGTGTCGCCGCTGGCGGAGCCATAGCGCCACCCATATCGGGCATCGACATCGGGGGAGCACCCATCTCGGGAGGCATTCTTCCACCCATCTCAGGCGGCATGCCGCCGCCCATCTCTGGGTCTTGCGGCTGCGGTGCGGCCTGCATGAACTGATCGGGGTTCTTCACCCCGAAACCGAACTGCAGAACATGCGTCGCCAACGCCTGCATGTTGATGATTCCCATCTGTGCAAACGGTGCCATTGCATCAACCATCTGCAATGCCATCTGACGGCGGAAAGACTCGTTGATCGGAGCGGTAGAACCAGCCTCAACCTCGTAATCAAACTCGCCTGAGATATAGTCGGCATCGAACGTCACCCACACAGGGTCACCTTCACGACCGACCACACGGGCAACCTGCTCGCCAGTCATAAACTGCTGGGCGAGTTGCACGAGTCGTGAAGCGACCTCGGCAATCGCCTGCTCGATGGTCGCCAACTTGTCAGCGGCACGAGCGTTCGCAGCGTCCTGCACAATCGCCGCTTCTGTCGCCGTACGACGAATCTCAGGCAGCGAACCACGCAGATACTCCGACACACCCGAGACCATGTTGATGTCGGATTCAATGATGTCGGACTGACGGTAGAACTCGGGCGGAGTGACGACCGCAGGGAACGGCTGGACAACGTTGGTCAACGGCTCGTCGCTGGCGACGGGCACCATCGTGTTGTCGTAGTCCGACTCAAGCGCATCACGACCGTCTGCGTCAAACGCAGACTCCTTGAAGAGGTACTTACGTGCGTACCGCTTACGGTGGTTCATCATCTGCGTACGAGTCTCGTTCAGTTCACGCTGCAACGGCTCGATCGCCTCAAGGTCACCCAACGGATAGAAATGGTCAGGAACGTCGTAGTTGCGGATCATCACGAACGGATGACCGAACGCATACGGCATCTTCATCGGCTTGACAAGGAAATGCTCGCATCCATCCGAGAACACGCTCATCGTGTTCTTCGGGATGTCGTAGTATTCCCAGACCTCGACGTATCCCTCTTCCTTGTCTTTCGGCTGACGTGCAGAAGGCTCGTCAGCGTCATACCGACCCCACGATGTTGCTTCCACCATGTCACGGGCAGTCTTCGAGTACCGCTTGTCGGACTTGACATCCTTCACCGAACGGCGGATACGCTGGGCAATCCACCTTGCATCGTCGATTGAAGTAGCATCGGGGTCAACAAACACGTCGAACGGCGATACACGCTCAACAAACGGTCTGTCTTCTGTGACAACGATTGTTGGCGTGATCTCGTTGCCAGCAATCTGCTCTGACTGGTCGCCATCTTCCGAGATCTGCTCTTCCTCGACATAACGGTAGCCGACCTTCAGCCAACCGTGACCGACAACAAGGAAGTCCTTGACGGCACGACGGAACTGGGGGCGCACCTTGTAGTGACGCCACCAGTAGTTGATGACCGCTTCCGTGATCAGAGCCTGTGCCGCCGAATCGGGTCGGCGGGCGTTCACGGCGATCTTCGGATAGTTCACCGCCACAGCGGGAGCAATCACGTTGACGGTCGAGAAAGAGATGTTGACCAGAAGACGGTCGTCGGGCGACACGTCTTCGAAGTGCCGTCCACGGTACAAGTCGATCAGACGGCGCCAAGTGCCGTCGTAGTCCTCTTCACGTCGCCACTTCTTGGCGACGGAAATCTTCTTCTTGTACTTGCCGAGAATATCGGCGTTAGACGGACGAGCCATCAGGCTTCATTCCAAGCCTGAGCGGAACGGGCAACAAGGTTCCAGACGGCGATGAGACCAGCGATGCCAGCAGCCTTGATGAACCCGATGTTGAACACAGCCGACGTGAGCGGACTGGCGGTAGCGCCAGCCACGAACGTTGCAACTGCCCGCTTGAAAGCATCCTTGTAAGTCATAGCCCCTCCTTGAGGTGGTAATCGATGTGGTTGTCGAGTCGTTCGTCGATGTGATCGACCTTGGTTTCGATCCGCAGGAGAACCTTCTGGTTCTCCGCATGCTGTTGGGTGTTCCGTTTGTCAAACCTACTGAGACCCCACATCAAGGGGCCGCCAATGACGGCGACGACAATCGGAACCCACCACATGTCAGATCACACCCACCGCTGTCCTACGGGTTCAGCCTTGATCCCAGCGTCAGCGGCTTGCTGTTCCTGCAGACGTTGACGTTCCCTGATGGTCGGCCCGTGGAAGTCCTCTTTGCCGTGGGCAAACCCCAAACGAATGCCCTTGATGTGGCATCCAAAACAAATCTTGCCACGACGTGGAATAACATCCACAACCTCGGCTTTTCCACATTCTTCGCATAGAAACATTCCCATCACACCTAATAGCGTGCGTTACCTACTGTGATCTGACGTTGAATGCGCCCAAAGGTACACGATCGTCACCGATCTTTCCCGAAAGAGACAGTCTTGAGAACCAATCCAAACTGTATTGCGGGGCTGGTGCTTCAGCCTTGTACTCTGGCAGCCAAACGTATTTCAACATCTGATGGGCGATAGCAAGAGACATCACACGGTCGTCGTGAGGGGAACCGTGCATCTTGCCATTGGGGTCACGGACGAACGTTCGCAACTCTGCGATCGTCCGCTCATCACGCAGGTCGATTGCCCCGTCACGGATTGAAGCAGCCAACTCGTCGATAGCCAACGGCTTTGTCGCCGCTGTCGTCCGCCAACCCAGAATCTCAGTTGCTTCAGGGTTGCGCTGTTGCAAACGGCGGGTGCGATACAGATTCTTGTATCCGTAGCGCTGCAACGCCTTCAGCGTTGTCAGACCGTGGTTGTTGTTTTCGACGCCCAGAAGGGCGCCGTTGTACCACCAAGCGACTTCAGCCAGCGCTTCACCAAACAAGTCTGGTTCAATGTGTCCATGCCAATGGGCGACGACAAGAGCGGTGCGGGCGTCAATGACGTGGGCCGACGAGTAGTCGCCATGGCCCAGACCCTCAGCAACGTCAGCGCCGATCACGTACACGCCTTCGGGATGCGGTTCCTCCCACACAGCAAACTCGCCATCTGGCGTCACCCGATACTCGACCTGCTTCCTTGTGAACTTGTGAAGGAATCCTCGACGAGGTTCCTCCGTCTCATACTCGACTAGAGCGTCCAGATCGAACACGGGGTTACCTGACTTGATGAACGCCTCATCAGGGTTGCGTGGGTACTCCTGATGCAACTGCCATGACGGCATCGTCTTCAACTTGGCTTCGTACCAGTCGTCGTTACGGTCGCCAGCCGACCAAGGCCAGAAGATGCCTGTGAACGCATTGGTGCCGTTCTGAGATCCAACCCAGAGGTGGTGGAAGAAGTTGCCTGATCCGTTTGCCGTCGAAAGACAGATAACCCGACCACCCACGTCGGCAATCGGTTCGATAGAAGCCCACGCTTCCTCAGAGTTCGGCAAGAACGCCATCTCGTCCACAACCACCAGATACACCGACTCACCACGAGCAGGATCGTTGCCCGAAGGCAACGATTCGATTGCAGACTCGTTAGAGAACGTCATCTTCAACTGGTTGTCCGACGTCAAGTCGGGGCCACGTTCCTTCATCCACATGGGAATGAACTTGTACCCGTACTTCGACTTTTGCAGCAACTTGGCTGCTTCACGTTCCGTACGTGACAGCATGACAACGAAACGGTCAGCCCAGAAGAACGTCAACCAGAACGCATAAGCGGCAGCCAAAGTCGAGAACCCGATCTGTCGTGCCTTCAGCACGACGGAATAACGGTTCGACATCCAAGCACGGATCGTCTCGATCTGCGCCTCACGCATCTCAAACTTGATACGCCCCTGCTCAGGATGCTTGATGTGCCAGTAGTTCTCGCAGAAGTAAGCGAATGCGTCTACAAGTTCGTCGATGCTGGCATCTTCAGGGCCACGGCAACGCCGCCACTCCCTTTCGTTCAGCAGTTCAGTCAGTTCCATCCTCGTCCCTCATCCTCTGAGGATATTGCTCGCCCTCACCCGCACAGGCAGGACATCGCCAATGGCATGCCGCAGGCGGGTACTCCATCCCACACAGCGGGCATTCCACCATCTCGCTCATACAGCACGAAGACGACGGGACTCCATCTCATTAGCGGCAGCCGCCGCAATGAGGGCGTCCAAATCCTTGTCAGACAACTGGGCGACCGACGTCTCAGACTTCACCGTCACAGACGGCGGAGCCATCCGATTCGTCGCCTGCAGATACAACTGGGCCGCCTTGATGTCGCCGCCCAAAGCGGCATTGTACAAGGTGTCCAGAAGGCGCTGAGAACGCTCAGGCGACCCTTGGATGTCGTCGACCTTCTCCTGCCACTTCTTACGGAAGACATCCTTCTTCTCCCAGCGGCGGAGAGTGGTGACGTTCACCCCGATCGACTCGGCGTACTTCTCCTTGGAGGCAGGGTCACGTTCGGACGGGGGCGTGCAAAGCCATACAACATATGCCTCTTGGCGGGCGTCCAGCACGTTCTCCTCGATGCTCACACCAACAGGCAACTTCGTTACCTGTTCACTTGTTCACGATGTAACGAGGTAACTATTTGTTAGGGGCCACCCAGTTATCAACGGCTGCTGCGCAGCATCGCAGCCGTTGATCTAGTAACCAGTTGCGACGACAGGAGCAGATATGCCGAAGGTTGGAAAGAAAGAGTTCCCGTACACAAAGGCTGGCTACGCTGCCGCCAAGAAGGCGGCAAAGAAGACAGGTCAGAAGATGGTCGTCCCCAAGAAGGGTCACGAGAAGTCTGAGGGTGCGGCGGAACGCCGCCGTGAGTACGGCAAGAAGTCCTGATGGCTGCCAAGAAAGACCCCAGACTCGCCCGTGCAGGAGTCTCAGGCTACAACAAGCCCAAGCGCACACCCAACCACCCCAAGAAATCCCACATCGTGGTCGCCAAAGAAGGCGACCAAGTGAAGACCATCCGCTTCGGACAACAAGGCGTCTCAGGCTCACCCCGCAAAGCAGGAGAATCCGCCGCCTACCGCAACCGACGAGAATCCTTCCAAGCACGACACGCCAAGAACATCGCCAAAGGCAAGATGTCGGCAGCCTACTGGGCAAACAAGGTGAAATGGTGACCCCGCCCCGCATCTCCATCCGCTGGTGGGACACCTTCGGAATCGAAGACGGCTGGTACGACATCGGCACCCCACACCCCGACCGACTCCTCGAAACCACAGGCTACCTCGTCGGAGAAACCCACAACTACGTCCACATAGCAGCAACATGGGACACCCACAGCGAACAATACACCACCGCAATCGCCATCTACAAACCCTGCATCGAAACACGCATCGACAACCACCCCATAGACGTATTCTGACCAGCAGGAATCCTCCAAACAGAACCCCCCACATGGGGGGTTCATTCATTTACCCCCCAACATATCCCAACACACAGATTCCGCCCTCCACAGAGGGACTCCTTTATAGCGCTGTACGGGTGGGGGGCCATGCACCCCCTCCACCGTCCCGATCGGGGCGCACAGGGCAAACATCCGCCCTGTACAGGCACAAGGGGATTCGGGCAGGATTTCCCGTCTTCCCAATAGGTGGGAGCAGGGCGTTCCCGACCTGAGAGATCAAGGAGATATGTGATGGATGCGGTATGGTTCGTGAGTTGCAAGCGTCGCACGCTTGAGAGTCGTGACTACGAGTGGACTCTGTCGGTGAACGACGATGATGGGGCGTGGTCGTTGACGTTGGTGCAGAGTCGCACGGATGCGTGGGGCGGTGCGAATGTTCGTCGTGCGTTGCAGTCGTTCGTGGATCTCGAGATGTGCGAGATGCGTGGCGGTGTGTTGGTTCGTGACTACGTGGTGGGCGAGATTGAGTATGTCGCTGGCCCTCGTGGTTACTGATGTCCGAAACCGAAACTGAAATGTGCGTTTCAGTTTCGGTCATCCACACGTGGCGGTGTGGGTCTGATGAGGAGCCAATCACAAGGAGAAATGAAATGAGCAAGATCATGAAGTGGTGCCCGAAGAACTACCCGAACAAGAACAACTTCGTTGCGATTGAGCAGAACGTTCAAGCGGGCGAGGCGTTGTCGTTGGATTGGTGGTGGCATGCGGGCGAAGAGTGCGTGGCGAACTACAAGGGCAATGCGAGCAAGTACGCCGATGCGGCGACTTCCTTGGGTGCGAAGCGCAACACAGAGGGCACGATTCGTACGACTGTCGGTGTGGTGGTGCGTGCGATCAAGGCTGGCTATGTCCGTGAGGATTTCGGCACCGACATGGGTATCGATCATGTGCGTCAGACCATGAAGGGTTCGGGTCAGCGTGCGGTGACGACGAAGAAGGCGACGCCGAAGGCTGAGGCTGAGAAGGTGTTGGCGAAGATGGACAAGCGTCAGCGTCGTGCGCTGTTCCTCGCTCTTCAGGAGGAGTTCGCCTGATCTGAAACGTGCGTTTCAGTTTGCCTAGCACGCATTCGCAAAGCGTGTTTGCGCCGTGTTCGTTGCACGGCGAGGCGCTACACCGTGAACAACTGATCGGTGTTTGAAAGGAAATGAAATGACCCGTTACTTCAACAACAAGGTGTTGACGCTCAAGGATGCTTGCGATGATCTGTTGCGCAACTATCTGCGGAACGTGTTCGCTGGCGATGCGGAGGCGATGAATGTTGCCTCGTTTGCTCTGTCGTCGCTGTGCGAGACGCTGTCTGGCATGGATGGTGGTCGCATGGGCGGTCATCCGTTGATCAAGGTGGTCAACGTGTGCGATGAGTGCGATGAGGACATCTGGTGCGAGTTCTCGTGGCATGAGGACGGCGAGAAGATCGTGCACGATGGGTGTTGCGTGACGTGCAACAGCAACCCGTTCCATGCGGGGTGATCACAGTCGAAACGCCGTGAGGCGTAATCCACGGGTGTCCGCCGTGGGTCTGATGAGACAGGACAAGGAGAATGAAATGAACATCAATCAGCACAACAACCGCCTCATTCGTGAGGTGGCGAAGAGCAAGAAGGCGCATCGGCATCACAGCGCTCGCAACCCGCATCGTGCGGGTCGCATCGCTCTGTTGCTCTGCGAACTGCAGGCACAACTGGAAGAGGGAGGTATCTGAAATGAGCGTTTCAGTTTCAATCAAGCGTGTCGTCTCTGTCGATGCGTTCATGGATGAGTGGGCGCCCAAGATCAATGATGCGCTCGCTGTGTACAACGATGTTGACGTCGATGTGGCGTTGCAACTTGTTGGTGCTGTGCGACGACAGTACGGCTACGTGTCGGACACGTGGTCGTTGCTCGGCAAGGGCAAGCACAACGCCAAGTTGGCGAAGAACGAGATGGACACGTACAGCCTGACCATGTCGTCGTTCGTGCACGAGTTGTTGAACGGTCGCAAGTTCAACATGTGTCCGAACGCTGGTTCGTGCGTGCAGACCTGTGTCGGCAAGCATGGCAAGGGTGAACTCACGTCGGTGCAGAAAGCACGTGCATGGAGGAGCGAGGCGTTCATCACGCATCCTGTGCAGTTCTGCATCCTCATTCGTGAGGAGTTGAAGTGGGCGACTCGCAATGGCAAGGACATTGCTCTTCGCCTCAACGTGAACAGCGATGTGCCGTGGTGGCTCGTTGCCGAGCGCATGTTCGGTGACTTGCCTGTGTCGGCGTACGACTACACGAAGAACGAGGACGTGTTGCCTAAGGGCAAGCACTTCTGTGGTTCGTCGTGGATGACGGACAACTACCGACTGACGTTCTCGTACAGCGAGCGTGTTGCTCGTGATCGTGAGTTGCAGAAGCGTGTCGCAGGGTGGCGTGGTCACGGCGGTTGTATCGCTGTGGTGACTGATCGTCGCAAGGGTGATGACGTGATGCGTCGCATGGATCTCGATGAGTTCAACGAGCATGTGCCTGTCATCTCGGGCGATGAGGACGATTTCCGTTTCGGTGATCCGAGTGGGTGCATCGTCGATCTGCGCATGAAGGGTTATGCGATCAGTCGTATGCCAGCAATCGTTCAGCGTGTGTACGCTGACAAGGTCTGACGCCGTGTTTCATGTCGTCGGTGACAACAACAACATCAACCAACAAACAAAGGAGACAATCATGGAGAACAACACCAACACCAACAACGAGATCGCTGAGCAGATTGCCAGCATGATCATCGGGGACAACGACTACGTTCAGCGCAATCCGTTTGAACTCGTGCGTTTCAACGGAATGTCCGCTGACGGACGTGTCGCCAGATTCGGTGATGTGAACTGGCACAACGATTCGTGGGTTGAGGAACTCATCGCAGCGCACAAGGAGAACGTCGATCTTCTCGTCAAGATGCGTGATGATGAGGTGAATCAGGTTACGCAGAAGCAGAAGCGCATCGAGCAGTTGGAGGCGATGCATCAGAAGCACATCGATCAGTTGAAGCACGTCGTTCGTGTGATCAACGAGTTCCTGCCCGACTACGAGGAGGACGACAACATCATCGATGCGTTCTCGTCGCTGTTCGATATGTACTTCGGCTGGGACGTCGGTGAGGTCGTCGATCCTCGTCATCACGAGTTGGAGGTCGATGTCGATGTGACGATCAAGAAGCGAGTCACGATGCGCATCAAGGCGGCTCGTCGCATCAGCAACGATGAGATCGAGTCTCACATCGTCGATGTGTTCAACGATGATCCCGATGCGAATCACCTCTGCTTCGATGACTCGATCTTCGAGGTGGTCAACATGCACACCGATTCGGAAGATACAGAAGACGTGGACGTCACGATCCTCTGACAAGATGTCGGTGCACCACTCGTCCGACTGAAACGTGCGTTTCAGTTTCGTCGGACGGGTGGTCATCACAACAGCAAATAACCCAACAAACAAAGGAGAAATCAACATGTCACTCAACTTCAATTTCAAAGCCTGCAATCTTCCCGAGGACGAACTGTGGGTGCAGGACGATGTCGGCTATCGGTTGGCGCCGAAGTACGACCAACTCGTGTGGCTCTCACTCGTCGTCGATATCGGACACATCTCCGACGAGGTGATGGCGCAGGAGTTCTACGACCGTGGTCGTTTCTACGAGA